ACGTACTAGCTTTGTTGAATAAGTAAAGGTCGTAGCAGTATTAGATAAGAAGGCTGCCTTCAGTGTTTTACCTAGGAGCTTAACCCATCCTTCACGAGAATCAGGTACGATAAAATCAGCATCGCTGCTGTCTACACGAGTAGGAGCAGAGAAGTTAACATTAACTGGAGGAAGCTTAGCAACATGCTCACGCTGAATGTTGTAGCCCACTCCTGATCCAAGCATCAATAGATCCATAGCCCAGGTAAAGGGACGTACTGGTTGATCTACCACAGTGAAGGCACAGTTCTGTAGACTGGCTAGACCTAGACGACCTACTGTGTCAGTGCCGAGCTGCCATAAGAAGCGACCTGCTACAGTACCCTTCAGTTCCATCAAGTATTTCTGTAAGCGTTTCTGCTCAGCTTCTGTAAACCCACAGTTAAGCTGGGTATTAGATGCTGCTACGACACGATTAACTGTGTCTTCAAACTCTTCTGTAGGACTAGCAGGATCTGTTTCGTTCAATCGACGAGCGTATGTCCTTTTGTATGTGATATATCCTACGGTACTAAACGGTGTATTAAATTCTGTCATGCTACCTCTTTCTTTGTTTTACTTTGTTTCTTTTTCTTAGTAACTGTAAAATGCTTTAATGCTTCTTCCAACCCTTCTGTCCATGTGTTAAACCAAACAGTCTTCATACTATCGTACCAGTGGGTTTTCTCACCTTTAGGATACCATCTCCAGCATGCTAGTCTTTCTTGACCAATAAGATTTGCTACAGGTACTCCAACAGATCCTGCACAGTGAGCTACCGCTGAGTCCACAGAGATTACTCCATCTAGTGTTTGAATCTGATCAGCAGTATCGCTCCATTTATCTGAAGTAATAAAGCCATCGTTTTGCTGCAACGATACCCAGTCAACTTCAGGATGCTGCTTAATAAAATTATCCATCAGTTCCTTAGGCATCTGCTTCATCTTCATGTTCCAGCTATTGTTAAATGTAGTGTAGCAGTAACCTAGCAGTGGTTTCTCTCTCTTAGGTTTTACAATCTCTGGATTACGAAAGATACCTTCACTGCCATACATTTTTTCAACAGGCTTAGCAGGAATAACTCTATTCTCTATTAAGAAATAAAGCAGCGACATCGCTTTAATTTTTACTGCTCCAGGAAAAGACTCCTGAGGTAGAAAAAGACCATCGTGATTAGGCAACCTTTTAAGTATTCTAGTCATTGAATCTGGAAATAATAACTTTACAGTTTTAATCCCTGCATCTTTTAGCAGAGGAATAAAGCGACTAAACTGCAGCATGTCCCCCCATCCTGCTTCAGACCAAACAATAGCATTCTTTCCTTTGCAGTTCATCCCAGGAATCCAGACAGGTGTTTTAACAAAATCAGTCTTGACTCCTTGAGGATACCTAAGATCAGGTAACGAACGTAACTCATGCAGATAAAAACCATACTCCCAGTCACCTTGCTTTATCAAATCCATACCATAATGATAAGCAGGATTAGCAGTTGTTTGATCTCGTATCGCATAGAAGTTAATTTGTTTATCTTTAGGTATCATTCAGTTTCTTCCCAATCTACTTCTTTTAGAAGTCGGTTATAATTGTTCTCTATCGTATCGCTAAAAGTTTCTACTAAATCTTCTGAAGCTATGTCGAGTAGTTCCAGAAGCATTACTTCGTCTAAACTCTTCAACCGTTCTTTTAACTCTGGCAGTGTAAGAGTACGGTTCATTTACTTTTTCTTAGCAGCACGTTTAGTAGCGTTAGCTTTAGCTGCCTTGGCTGGTTGAGTAGCACAAGCTGTGATAAAGTCTATAGCTTTCTGAGCACCGTCTTGAAAAGCTTTTAACTGTTCTACACTTTCTTTGTAATTCCAGTCGCTGCACCACCAGCTCACTGCGTTCTTTGTATCTGCTTGAACAGTTAAGTTAATTTGCCAGTCTTCTTTATCTGTAAAGCTACCATCGACTGTTACAAATGCATTGTCCTTTGGAAAAAACTTATTAAAATTTACTGTCTTCATTGGTTTCTGCTCCTCTAAAAATTTATGTGATTCGTTAAGAATTTTTACTAATGATGTAGTCAAGGTAGTGTTTCGCTTTCTGTAAGTCCTGCAGTCCGTCTTTATGTTTCCAACGTAGTATATATTTTACCACATTTCCCTCCCAGAAGTCAAGCTCCCAAGCTTCTATAATATCCCAAGGCTGTATACCATCTCCTTTGTGATAGTGTTGACCTCCTACCTGTGTATCCCTAGGAGTTAACTCAGGCTCTTCCACTTGAAGTCTACGAAAGTATTCTTCTAATGTTATTTCACCTGGACAATTATCTGAATAGCCGTAAGGCTTAGGCATTGCTATTGGATTCATAAATACCTCTTCTTTAAAAAGTCTAAGGAAACAAACATCTCATCGAAGCAACCATCATGAACTTCGTGTAAGACCACAATACCTCTCCAATAGTGGTTGCCTTGAGCACCCATGTAATCTTCGTCGTGTTCATAACAACTCCCTGCAATTATAGCTGTAAGCGTTTTGCCATCTGCTCGAATAGCATAAGCAACTTGTCTACCTTGTTGATGACCCACAACACACGACTGGTGTTTCTTGGAGATAATCGCTGCTGCTGATCCAACAGGGCGATTAAGAGCACCTGCAGTAACATAATGGGAATATAGAACACCATCAATAATAACTGGCTGCTCAAAAGGAATAACTTCCCAACCTGCCTCAGCATACTTCAAGTCTCCAATAGATATAGTACCGTCTAACATCGAATCGTTTTCAACTGCACGATTAATACGATGCTCATGATTTCCTAATGTTAATACCATTCGTGGTTTATACACCTTATCTTTATTCCTCCGCTGTCTTGCTTGCAAGTCATGCAGTGGTTTTAATAAGATGTCCATTGCTTCGTGTGTTGCTAATACATCATTCTTGTATCGTCTACCCTCGAAGGACTTCTTTCCCTTATCGTAGCTTGATAGTGAAGGCATGTCCGCAAAGTCCCCAATATTAACAATAACATCAGGACGTTTCTTAACAATGTAGTTTCCAATCGCTTTTAAATAACTATAATCATGACCAGGTTTAACCTGACAGTCTGGAATTATTAAGTGGGTCGTCATTGTATCCTTCTATTTTAATGTCATAGCCATAGATGTTTGATAAAAAGCTTAGGAACTCTCGCACTACATAATCCCAAGACTGCGATGCTGGGATCTGGAACTCATGCCGAAGTTCTTTATTAAATGGAAAGCCATACTTAGCATCCACTTCTCCACCTTCTATAAACTCAAAGACATAACGATTAATTCTGTTTAGGTCTTGTTCCATTTATTCTCCTAATAATACGTAGCAGTCGGTACAACAAAAATGTTTTGTAACTAACTACCACGTTTAACTAAATCAAAAAAGTATTCAGCATCCACAAGTACAAGTGGTTTACTATTGTTCTGCTTCAAGACTACGAGTGGCTCGACTAATCCATGCGTCTGAGCTTGTTCATAATCCTTGAAGACTGCAATAGCTTTACGATTCTTGCACTCAACCTGAAAAGGAAAAACACTACGAGCAGCCGAGCTAAGCTGAACATCCTCTCCACCCGCCCCCATGCTTGTGCTTCTGACATCATCAGTGCTCAGCGTAGGGAATCGTTGGAGTATCTGGTCTCTCACCCACTGCTGTAGCTTTCTTCCTTTTGCTTTTGCTGACTGTGGTTTCAAACTTAATTGCCTTTCGTTTCTTTATCCATGCCTTAGGTATATGTATCCTAGCGTTACTATTGTCTTTAGACACTGTGGACGCAATACATAAAGCATCTTTTGTTTCACTAATCAAGAACCCTACAGTATGACAAAGATCTATTTCTGCTTTGACTTCGTCTTCCCATCCTGCGTCGGCAACTGCGTCGACCCACTGGACGTAGATAACTTTGGAGGTTTCCAGATTTCGTTTGACTGTCTTCTTATCCATAACAATTGTCCGTTCTCCAGCACCCTTGCTTCGTCGCCTTGGTAAGCCTCCAGGACAGCAGTATACATTTCGTTTTCGTCTTTGCATTCTTTAAGTATTCTCTCTGCTTTAACTTCTCCAATGCCTTTAAGCCCAATAACATTGTCGACCCTATCACCAGTTAAAATCTGTTTATAAAAATTCCTAATGCCTTCTTCCTCAGTAATGAAGTAGCGAAGATCCTTAGTAAAATTAAAGTGATCTCCTCGTATCATATCTAAGTCTTTATCGATAGTACAAATACAATACTCACCAGGCTCAAGAGCATACGCTGCAATTCCTAGAGCGTCATCAGCTTCTTGTCCTACGATCAGCTCAAAGTTCCATGCTTTAATCATGTACTCTCTGAGGAGTTCGTAGTGCTTAGGCTTTGCAGCTTTACGATTACCCTTATACGGAGCAGTCTTAGCTATCTCGTGCCTGAAGTTATCACCACCTGTTAAGTACCCTTTGTAATCTTCAAAGCCATTGAAGAGAATTAGGTTCTCTAAGAATTCACTACACCTAGAAATCGCTATTGACTCTGTTTCATCTTCTGAAGCAAAGCCAATGCGATATACTAGTATGTCCCCATCAATGAGGGCTGTTTGCATTAAAGAGCTTCTTCCTCGATATCAGCTAAGTTCAT